AAGGGGGGCACTGATCTATAACGCGAGTGCTTCCAATAAAGCTGTTGCTGTGTTAGACTTTGGAAGCGACAGGGTTGCTAGTGATAGTACCTTTGAAATACAATTCCCCGTAGCGGATGCCACATCTGCTATAATTCGCATAGCATGATAGGAGTTATCTAAATGGCGAGCTTTAACAAAGTAAACGATTTTGTGGTAAACGCAGTCCACAATATGGATCTAGCAAGCGACCAGCTTGCGGTGGCCCTAACAAATACTGCGCCGGGAAGTGAATCAAGCAATCCAACCGCAGATGGTAATGGTATTGTTGGCAATCTTACACAGATTAGCTACAGCAATTGTTCTTCTCGCAACCTGACTACAAGCTCATCATCACAGTCTGGTGGTGTATATAAGCTGGTTGTTGCAGATCTAACGCTCACTGCTTCTGGCACGGTTGGCCCCTTCCGTTATATCTATATCTTTGATGATACGGTTTCTTCTCCAGCAGATCCAATCATTGGGTACTATGACTATGGCACCTCATTGACGCTGAACAACGGTGATACCTTCACCTTAGACTTCAGCCCAAGCAACGGTGTCATCCAACTAACATAAGGCAGTATCATGGCGAAGCTCTTTAACAGAGCCAAGATGACAACCAGTACCACGGGTACTGGCACAATCACACTTGGCAGTGCGTCTACGGGGTTTCAGAGTTTCGCGGATGCTGGGGTTAGTAACGGTGACGTAGTACAGTACGTCATTGAAGAACTTTCTAACTTTGAAATAGGGACTGGTACATATACCGCCTCTGGCACAACCCTTACAAGAACTGTGCAAGAGAGTTCAAACTCAGATAATGCCATCAGCCTCGCGGGGAATGCTGTTGTCTTTATTAGCGCGGTAGCCAGTGACTTAAATATCTTGCAGAACGCAGGGTCTACCAAGGTTGCAGCAACATCTTCTGGGGCCACGGTTACGGGTAACTTGGCAGTTACGGGCACGGTTGATGGACGCGATATCGCAACTGATGGTACAAAGTTAGATACCGTAGAAACCAATGCTGACGTAACAGACAGCTCAAATGTAGGATCTTCTCTTACAGGTTTCGCTACGGGCACAGATGCGGGTTCCTCTGATCTTATTCCTGTTTACGATGTAAGTGCTTCCGCTTGGGAAAAGCAGACGATTGCTAATGCAGCGTTGCAGGGACCGACTGGGCCTACTGGCCCGACAGGTGCAACTGGCCCTACAGGGCCAAACGGACCAACTGGTCCCAATGGACCCCAAGGTCAAAAGGGCCAAAAGGGTGAGGTAGGCGCGACAGGTGGCACAGGGCCTACAGGCGGCACAGGGCCTACGGGTCCGACTGGTCAAAAGGGCCAGAAGGGTGAGGTTGGCAATACGGGTGGAACAGGCCCCACAGGCCCCACAGGCCCAACGGGGCAAAAGGGCCAGAAGGGTGAAGTAGGTAATACTGGCGGCACGGGTCCAACTGGACCGACAGGCTCCACGGGTCCAAACGGTCCTACGGGGCCGACAGGCCCCACGGGTCAGAAAGGCCAGAAAGGCCAAAAGGGTCAAACTGGTAGTACAGGGCCGACAGGATCAACAGGACCGACAGGTCCAACTGGTTCGCAGGGTCCGACTGGTGGCACAGGCCCTACAGGTCAAAAAGGGCAGAAGGGTCAAACAGGTAATACAGGTAATACAGGTAATACTGGTCCTACGGGTCCAACTGGTTCACAAGGTCCAACTGGTAGCACTGGTCCTACGGGTCCAACTGGGCCTTCTGGTTCTGCGGGCACAATAAATACTTACACTTCTTCAAGTACATGGAGCAAGCCGGGCAGCGGTAGTATTGCAATGATCACTTGTATTGGTGGTGGAGGCGGTGGGGGAGCCGCAAACGCAAACGCTGGTGGTGAAGGTGGTCAAGGGGGTATTTGCACTACTAAATGGATTCTTTTGTCCGCTTTGCCATCTTCTGTTTCTGTCACTGTAGGAGCAGGGGGATCGGCGGGGACTCAATCAAGTGCTGGAGGACTTGGCGGCGAAACTCTTTTTGGAGATTATGTTTTCTCTGCGGGCGGCAGAGGAGGTACAAGTTACAATGGTAGCTGGCATTATCCCGGTTATTCTACAAGGACTTCCTTCCCAGCTAATTCTTATGGTAGCTATACTGCGGGAAATGGGGATCTTCAAAGAACACGTTATGTAATCGGACAATCATATATACAAGGAAGGGCGGACTCTTATACCGTGTTGGATGCACCCGGTCGAGGTACACAAAGTGGCACTGGCGAATATTACTATCAACGTCCTTATGGACGTACTGGCCTTTCCGCTGTTCCGGGGAGTGCAGGGAACGCAGGAACAGGGTATGGAGCGGGAGGAGGTTGGGGTTATCTCCTGTCAAGCGGTTATGCTGGAGCGCAAGGATTTGTTTCTGTTCTAGTATTTTAATAGCTAATAGTGAAAGGACACGACGATGGCTATAAAAGTCGGCGGAACCGCCGTTATAAATAATAGTTTAGGATTAGAGGCCATTGCGTCTTTAGATTCAACATCTGCAACGTCGATAAGAAACGCGGGTGTTACTTTGGTTGACGTAGATACGTTTACCTCGTCAGGCACTTGGACAAAGCCTTCTGTTGGAACTGTTGCAATAGTCACATGCATCGGCGGAGGAGGAGGTGGTGGAGCGGCTAATGCCAATGCGGGTGCAACAGGTGGAACAGGTGGTGTTCTATCTATTAAATGGATTCTGCTATCTGCGTTACCGTCTTCTGTTTCTGTCACTGTAGGGGCGGGGGGTTCAGCGGGTAGTCAGACCTCCGCAGGAGCCACGGGTGGTGAAACTCTTTTTGGAGACTACGTTTTCTCAGCAGGGGGTAAGGGTGGTCAGAGTTATGATGGCAGCTTCCATGATCCCACTTTGAACTCAAGGACTTCTTTTCCAGCTAATTCTTACGGCAGTTACACATCGGGTTATAGTGATACTCAAGTAACAGAACTTGTGCTTGGAACCTCAAAGATAGTCGGGGCTCAGAGTTCTAACACTCCTTTAACTGGATTGGGTCGAGGTACACAAAGTGGCACGAGTGATTACTACAGGCAACGTGTTTATGGGCGTAGTGGCCTCTCTGCTGTTCCGGGGAGCGCAGGGAACGCAGGAACGGGATATGGAGCAGGGGGCGGTTGGGGATACCTTCTGACAAATGGTTATGCGGGGTCGCAGGGATTTTGCTCTGTGATTACAATATAGGAGATTGTTATGAAATATGCAGTGATTGAAAATGGAAAAGTTGCAAATATTGTAATTTCTGAAAGCGCCCTTGACAGCAATTGGGTGCAGAGTGATTCCGCAAAAATAGGTCAATTAGTGGATGCGGATGGAAACTTTTCTGATCCCCCTTTGACCGCAGAAGATGTAAGGCGCTCTAGGGACGCTTCTTTAGAGTATTTTGTAGATCCGTTGCAAACCCACGTTTTAAAATGGAATAGCCTTACGCCAGAAAAACAAGCGAAATGGACACAGTACAGGCAAGATTTACTGGATGTTCCGCAGCAAAAAGGTTTTCCAGACAATGTAGTTTGGCCGACTAAACCAGAATAAATAAATTAATGGGGGTATAAATTCATGGTTAGGCAAAATTGGCAGATGTGGTCGGGAGGCTTATCTGGAGATGAGTTGAATGTGGTTTTAGGGGCAGTTAATAATATCCAAACTACTCCAGCCACAACTTTTTGTAATTCTGATGAAACTGTAAGATCCAGTCAGGTTGCGTGGATTTCTGGTAACAACGATGTTAAAGACATATTGTGGAAATATGTCAAAACAGCAAACGAAAATGCCTTTTATTGTGATGTAGAAAAAATTTGTGACATTCAATATACAGAGTATCATGCTGCAAAGGGTGGTCACTACGATTGGCATATAGATGTAAACTGGGATGGCGATACCCCTAGAGATAGAAAGTTAAGTGTAACTGTTCAGCTATCTGACCCGTCAGAATATCTAGGGGGTAATTTTATGTTTGGGGAATGCCCTTCTCCAGATTTAAATTCTCGCGCAAAAGGAACCGTATTAGTTTTTCCAAGCTACCTTAAACATAGAGTTGAACCTGTGACTAAAGGTACAAGAAAAAGTCTTGTTTCTTGGTTTGAAGGTCCAAGGTGGCGCTAGTATATCAAATTTCTTTGCATGGGTCTGCTTATGATGCGCGGGGAAAAGACTGGAGTACTGTAGAGAAAGAGACGGGCTGTGTTCGAGATACACAGTGGCGTGACCCAATACTTAACAGGCATTTGCTAGTTACGGAGTTTGGTTGTGCAGTAAGT